TATATTGGAGGGATAAGGACCTGTACATTGAGCCTGTGATCTATGAGAGCTACTTAACTACCACTGACCTCATTGCAAGGATGGATCAGTTAGGTATTGAAAAGAGTATCAACATCCTTGCTGACTATTCACGACCTGAGATTATTGCAGAGATAGATAGGGCAGGATACTACATTGAGAATGCCAACAAGGTAGTCAAGCAAGGCATCAACAACATCAAGTCCTTTGGTATATTCTGCGAGGACCATCCTCAACTTAAAAAGGAGTATGAGAATTACAAGTGGAAGAAAATAGGTGATACCATTACAGATGAGCCAGTCAAGTTATGGGATGATGCAATGGATGCCATCCGATATGCTGCCACTCATATCAAGGAGGAATACTTTACAGATGACTCATATATATCCTTCTAACAGGATACTAACTCAAATACAATATAGGTATGGCAATGACAATCATAGCAGAACCTCAAGATTTCACTCCTGCTTACAATGAGTGCAAGTTCATAGTTAACTCAACTAATGTCAACAATGATGGCTTCCGATATATCTTTGAGATATTTGAGTCAGGCACATCCAATAGGATAGGATACTATAAAGCACTACCTACCTATGGCACAGGATATGGAGAGCAGGACTTGAGTAAGCTCTTGAGCAACATGGTAAGCTATGACTTCAATCCCACAATCACAACCTTTTATGATGCGGCTAACTCATATTACAAGTTTGATGTTAAGATAGGTGAGGAGTATATCTACACATTATCTTACACATCCTCATTAGTAAATAACAGTGGTAATGTACGCATCACAGCAACTCATGCCTTTCAAGTTGGTGATCAGATAAACATAACACAGGCAGACTTAGGTGTGGCTAATCCAGGAGTTGAAGGATTGCACACAGTGATAGCAATCACAGGTACAACCAACTTCACTATCAATGCGTTATGGTCAGAGGTAACAGATGCAACCATCAATGGGAGTATCAAGTATGCTGACAACAGGAAGGATATTAACCTCAATGAAATTAGCACCTTAGATAAGTATGTATTTAATGGAGCTATTCCTTGGATTGACATGCCATTCTATGATCAGACTGACTACACACTTAATAACACATCTGGACTGTGGCTCACTGACCAACCTTTGAACTTTACATGTACACTTGGTCAGGACTTATGGCTCAACTTCAAGGATGTGGGCATAGCACCTAACAAGAGGGTGTACTTTATTAATGATGATGGAGATGTGTTCTACAAGTCAGTGAGTGGACTTGACTATATTAAAGGTGTGGCAGTTGGTCCTAATAACTATGGCTCACTTACCTTAGTGAGTGGCACCGCTCCACTTGTAAAACAGGATACTAAGTATTACACAGTAACTTATCGAGATGGCTCTCCCGGATTCATTGACCCTAAGTCAGTGAGTTACAAGGTGAACATAGATACAAGAGTACTTATCTCTGAGAGTCATATCTTATTCTTAGATAGGATGGGGTCATGGAGTAGCTTTGCCTTCCAACTTAAGAGCTATGAGAAGGGCACTATCAAGAGGGATACATACAACAAGGATGTCCCGGGATATGTCACCTCATCTCAATGGAAGTATAAAACTTATGAACAAGGTCAAGTTAATTTCAACACTCAAGTAGTTAAGACATACGACCTCAACACTAACTGGATGAGTGAGGCAGAGGGTACATACTTTCAGCAGTTGTTAACTTCTCCACAAACCTATGTTAAAAACGTAGTGTATCGTATTACAGAGGAATTGGATAATCTTTATGATGAGAGTGGATGTATCATACATATCCCTGAGTCAACTGAGTATGTGAGCTGTAATGTACTTAACACAAACTTTGAGGTATATAAGCAACGCAACAACAACCTAATCAAGCAGTCAATCCAAGTAAGGTTATCTAATAACGACATAATCAATGGTTAAGATAGTACTTGAGACAGGAGTCTTAGATGTATCTGAGAAGACTAATTTTCCGATAACATTTAACATTGGTGACATTAGAGATTTAACATCTCGCAAAGGTACATTCTCTAAAACCATTGTCCTTGAGGGAACTAAGAACAATCATGAGTTGCTTGGGAATTACTATGATGTGAATATTCAGGCAGGAACATTTAACATCAACACGTTGACTCGATGTCAAGTGATACAGGATGGAGTACCTATCTTAGATGATGCATTATTGCAGTTGGTCAGTGTTAATAAGTCTCAGTACACTAATGCTTATGAGGAGGAGGTTAACTATACTGTATTGATTAAGGATAGCAGAGCTGAGTTTTTCAGTGCTATCACTAATGCTAATCTTGATGACTTAGATTTCTCAGACTTAGATCATCCATTCTCATCAACTGATATAGCAGCTACATTCAGTAACACTGTTACAGATGGATATAAGTACGTGATGCCATATTGCACAGGTACCAATGTCTATCAAGCTAATGAGTTTAAACCTGCTATCTATGCTAAGACTTATTTTGATAGGATATTCAGTAACGCTGGATTCACTTACACATGGGCAGGATTAACAGATGCTCACTTTGATAAATTGTTAATACCTTACAATGGTGATGTTAATAACTTTGATTACAATGACTATAGAGTTGAGGCAACAAACACTTGGACCACAAGTTATGTACAGCCTACAGGATTCAATAATACATTCCAAGAGGATATTGACTCAGGATGGACAGAGGTAACTGATACACAATCTTTATTCAATCCTACTAATGGAGAGTATAGCTCACCATTTAGTATCAATCCTTTGGCTGGTGAACATTACACTTATCAATTACAAATAGGTGGTACAATTGTTCTTGACAATAATAGTGGTGGTAATGCTGTACTTGAATACATCTTAGGTGGATACATAGTTAAAAATAAATATAGAGTTTTTGCTGAGATATTTGTGCAAGGATATGGTAACTTAAAAGTTTATGGCACAACAAGTGGAGTAGCTTACTATCCTGCTGCCTCACCATTGCCAACAGGTAATACTACTATATTGACCTTTGCTGAGTCTCTTAGTATTCCATCCTTAGTCAGTGCAGTTGGTGTGCCTATAGATGCAACTGATATACAAATTTTATCAATAGGGGTAGATGTGATTCAGACCTATGGTAGTGCTAACAGTAATGGAGCAAATTTCTGGATTGCATCAGGTGGCGGTTTCACTCCTGTTGATGTCAATGTTGTTTTAAACTTAGCATCTATCAACATGGTGATATTGCCAAGTCAGAATGTGCAGACTACAGGAGGTACTCTAATCATGAATTCCTATGTGCCTGTTGAGATTAAGCAGTCTGATTTTGTTAAGTCAATATTTCAGATGTACAACTTATATGTTGAGCAAGATATTGACAATCCATACAACCTTATCCTAAGACATCGAGATGAGTATTATGATTCAGGAGCTGAGAAGGATTGGAGTCAAAAGTTAGCGAAGGATAAGGCTCAAGAGTTGATGTTCCTTCCAGATGTAACTAAGAAAAAATTAAAACTCACCTATGCACCTGATGAGGATCAGTCCAATGTGTTATACACTCAGGCTACAGGAGAAATTTATGGCCAGATAGAATACACCTTTGACAATGAATATGTTAAGGATGTAGATACTAAGGAGCTACTATTCTCACCTACCCCTGTGTATAAGACATTATTTGGAGCTTATGTTCCTGCAATCAATGGAGCTGCACCTAATACTAACATCCGCATATTGTATGATGGAGGATTAGGTACATGCCAACCATTTGACATTATAGACTTTGGCACAACAGGTGAGATAGGCTTGACTGACTATCCTATGATTGGTCATTTCAATAATCCATTGTATCCTACATTTGACATAAACTTTGGCACGAATGATTACTACTTTTATGAGGTAGCAACTCTGACGGCTAACAACCTTTATAACTTATATTGGAGAAGGACTGTTAATCAAATCAATGTAGGTAAAATGTTGATAGGTTACTTTGACTTGAATGAGGTTGATATACAATCTTTAAAGCTCAATGATAAGATATACATTGACAATTCATGGTGGAATATAAACAAGATTCAAGATTACAATGCTAACAACAACAGCCTCACAAAGGTGGAGTTGATAAGTATTGATACTGAGATTGACTTAGCACCTTATAAGACTGCAGGCGGCAAGCCTATTGGAGATACTATTGTGGCAGTTGGTAATGCTGAGGTATTCAAGAAGAGTGCTCAAGTTAATAATGTAGTTGTGCCCGGCTCAGATGTTCTAATCTTTGGTAAGGGTAATGCTGTAAGTCCGGGTGTTAAGGGAGTAGTGATAGGTGATGGCCAGATACTTGAGCATGATGGTATAGTAATACCTAACTTGACTGTGACTGAGAGTATCAATGGTGCTCCTGTTGTAGGGTATAAGAGATACATTGCAACTATAAATCAAACAGGAATATTAGATCCTACAGTAATTGTACTTGAGAACACGATAGGTGATATTGTATGGTCAAGAGTTGGAGTTGGTCAATATGAGGGTGTGTTAATTGGAGCATTCCCTGATGCTAATAGAACTTACTTAATGATAAGTCAAGTTAACTCTTCACAAGGTGTTTACTATATTACATGGGTTAATGCTGACAGAATAATTGTTGAATGGTATG